CCGGTTTGACCTTGGACAAAGAATACCAAGACTGATCCACTGTTTTGAGTCACTGTGATCGTGCTGTAAGGCACAGTTGATCCGGCTCCCCAGGTCACTGTCTTGGTGCCTGTGCCGTAAGTGGCAAAGAATGCTTGGTTGCTGACCGATAATGCCACAATGGCAATGCCGGTATCAGCATCGTTCTTGATAGTGAAGCCGGTAGATCCGTTGATGGTGGCTGAGCTGTCTTCCAGTTGATTTCCTGGAATGATTGGCGGGGACATTTCTAGATAGCCGGTCACATTGAGTATACCCGGTGTGCCGCCACCGCCGGCAGTGCCAATCGAGATTGCTCCGCCTATCGTGATACCTCCGCCTATTTGTATCTGTGGGGCTGACATATCGTTTCCTTTTAAGTCGGATCGTTACTCATTTGGATGACCCAGAAGTCGCTACTTAATTGCGGGTTTTGGATTATTCCGTAAGGCATGTAGAAATATCCCTTATCACCCCAGTCTGGACCCCAGCTATTGCGGACGATGAAGTGTTGCTTGTGGTCGTCATATCCTACAATGCAAACAGCGTGACCACCTAATAGTTGTTCAGTGTTTACATTGGGCATGGGCATGATACCTGTATTAGCGACAGATGGATCCTGGAAACTCTCATAGACTGAGAATCCGATCACAACCGGAAATCCTGCTGCAAGTGCATCTTTTACAGCAGTGATATCTGCTGCATTTTGATATTTGGTTATCTTTCTCTTAGCAGCATCAGCTATTGCTGCTGGAGACGGAACATGTGTAAAATGAGAAACATTATACGGCCAGAGTGACTCTAGAGGGGCGCCGTAGGTATATCCAACCTTGATACCATCACGAATTTGTGCACCAGAATCTTGTCTTACTGTACCTTCAATCAGTCTTTCATAATAATAGATAAAAAGTCGGCTTACTTGTGTATGCTTTTTGTAGTTCTTATTGTCCATGAGATCAATCGCACCTGCGATTGCATTACCGGTGCAAGAGCCGAGATCACCTTGATCATCAACCGGACTAGCCCATTGACGTAGATCAACGACTGGAGGAAGAGGGGTTCCGGTAACTGTATACTTTAAATCTCTCTCGTCCGGAGTATCCTTTGCCCAGTGATACTTTGGTCTCTTTAGTTCTACTAGCATGTCTTCGGTTAGTTGTTCCGTCATTTTTATTTCTCCTTTAATATATTATGGGGTATAAGTGGTGTTCTGTGCTATGATAAAGTATGCATCATACGTGCTGTCATACACTACTGTAATATAACCCCACGCATTATTAAATTGTATAGCAGAAGCACTACCGTCAATAGTTTTTCCACTTGCAGCACTGACACTTACATCAGGTGAACCAAACGTGGATGCCTTTTTGATAGTATATTGACTTCCATTTGCAGGCGCAGCAGGCAGCACGACATACGCGGTGAATCCACCGTTGCTGTCTACTGTGATAAACTGACTAGTATTAGGTGCATTATAAGTGTCACTAACTCCGGGATTACCTGTTTGAGCTACAAAGTCATACACTGATAATGCTGATGTAACATTAGTTAAATGACTACCGTCACCATAGAAATAATTTGCAACGACAGCATTAGCACCAGTGATGTTACCATAACTGCCACCTGATACAGTTTGCCAAAGTAATTGTGTGCCGTCGGTATATAAATATTTGCCACTATTACTGCTAACTGATGGGAAGTCAGGACCACCGTATGCTCCATGTTGAACACTTCCGCCTGGGAATGTAATGTCTCCACCAACACCAAATGACCATACTGAATCAGAATCACTAATACTAATAACAAAATTGCCGCCAACTCCGTCTATGTATGCTAGTGACGGACCATCTTGAATTGTATTTGAACTACCGCCACCTATAACTACTTGACTACCGTTAGCATAGTTAATAGCAAATGAGTTGCCCGGTAATGTCAAATTCCCTGTAGGATCGAATACCCAACTAAAATTATTACTTGTGATATTAGCGCCGTTAGTATCAACCGACATTGATGAATTACCTTGGTAACTCATTTTTACATAGCCAACTGTTGGGTTTTCATTCCACAAGTCTAGACCGTTAACATAACCATCTAAACCTACAAAACCGCGATTAGCTGGCAATGTCAATGAACCGCCCGGCTCATAGTTCCAAAGAGAAACATTACCGTTGCCGTCATTTGCATTTATTTGTATATTGCCGGTGTTTGCTAACTTGACAAATAGATCATCGTTACCTAAGAACAACTCAGTATCGTACAAGTTACCTGATGTTAAATGTAGGTGATTATTATCGCCACCTACTGTTGGATAAACTAATAGTTCTTGATTAGCATATAAACCACCACTTGGTTTTAATGAAATGGTATTACCTGCTAAGCCATCAAACGGTATATTTGTTTCATAAATTACGCCACCGCGAGGCAGTGCTAAATTACCCGTATCATCAAATTTCCAAATATAACCATTACCACTAAAATTACTTTGAATGAATACGTTTTGACTTCCACCTATACCAGTGTCAGTTGTAGCATTGATAGTAACATATCCACCACCGTCACCGCCTGCGCCTATGTTAAGTTGATTAGCACCAGTGTCAGTGTAAATACTTGCGAAATTGTTCGGGAATGATAATGTGCCGTTGTAACCAAAATTCCAAGTTGATACAGCATCGTTAACGCCGTCACCTGTACTGATGTTTACAGGATACCAACTGTTAATATCAAAATGTCCATTGCTGCCTAAGCCTGGAACTTGATAATTGGCTGATCCTGGTAAAGATAAATTACCTGAACTATCAAATATCCATTTATTTTCTGTTCCTGCTTTGTTGGAATGAATAACAACATTAGTACTAGCCATTAAATCAGTATTGCCATCTGTTATCGCAAGTCTATCTTGTCCGGCTTGTTTGACATAGAAATTGCTATTAGCACTCAATGTCATGTTAAGACCACCGTCTACTTTCAAACTACCGTTGTTGTCTGTGCCATTGTCGCTGAATACAATACTGCCATTGTCACTAGCTTGTGCTACTAGCACACCGTTAATTACCGTGTTGCTTGTGTTAATAGTAGTAGTAGCAGATTCAACTAGAATGCCACCGTCTGTTAATGAACCCATGTATGCATTCGCACCATAGACTTGTAATATGTACGAACCTGGATTAGCTATGAAGTTAGCACCAGTAACGGTGAGGTTGCCACCGTCAAATGTAAATGAGTCACTACCCGCAAATGCACCGTTGCTGTTGAACTGAATCTCTGTCGTGTTGCCGCCTGGTGTGCCATTGCCCCCGCCCCCCAATGGTACTTGATCACCATTAGCATAGTTAACTGCAAATGTATTGCTTGGTAGGGTTAGATTACCTTGATCATCAAATACCCAACGATGAGCGATTCCGGAATTCGCAGTGATGACTGTGCTACCATCCGTATAAGGAATACTCACATTGCTGTTGCCGTTGTATATGATATATGAAGAACCACCTCCACCAGTCATCGGTACCCATGTGCCTGCACCTGAAAGTACATTACTGACATTGCCGTCTAGATTGATTGTAGCGACATTGCCTAATCCGGATACATTCGCTACATTAATATTTGCCAGATGTCCGGCATCACCGTAATAGAAGTTAGCATTGATGATGTTACCGCCGTTCACATTACCTGCATTGATATTGGCCAACACACTCAAGCCAGTGAGGGTACCGACTGATGTGATGTTTGGCTGTGCAGCGTTGGTTACAGTTTGAGCGAGAAGGGCTTGAGCAGCAGGAGGGAAATAAGAGCCTCCTGCCGTAGAAAGGATAATATTGCCTATGATCTGTAGATTAGCCCTATCTGTAGTGGGAGTGCCCTGCATACTTACTACCGGAAACAGCGTAGTATAAGATATAGCGTTACCAATATCGCCAAGTGCTGTAATCTTAATACTTGAAGGCATATTTCCACTCATATTATTAGTTCCTGCTGCTATATACAATTGTTCGGAGAAAGTACTCCTTATGAATGTATTTATCAGTCTGGATAAATTATAGAGTTACTAGTCTTTGGGTTGGAAACTGTCTCCGCAACCACAGGATGACTTCGCATTGGGATTATTTATGACAAACCTAGAACCAGTCAGATCCTCTTTGAAATCAACTATTGATCCTTTAAGATAAGGCAACGATACAGAATCTACGAGAACGGTGACCGATCCTGATTCAATCTCAAGGTCATCTTCTGCCACTTCATCATCAATAGCAAAGCCATATGATAAACCAGCACAACCCTTACCAGACACGAACATCCTCAATCTGGATCCCGGAGTCTCTGTTGAGAGTACCTTTGTTATCTTATCCTGTGCTTCTTTAGTGATGATCAACATGATATTATTTATTTTGTAGGATTTGATTGTACATTTTTAGTTATACTATAACGATCACCAACTTTGACCTTAGGATCAGGACCCTTGGGTTTGATTGGTTCATCTTCGTTCATCTGCTTCTCAGGAATAGCAAGCAACCTATATTTGTCACTGTTGTATGCTGGGCTAGTGTCGGTTACTGGCCCAAATTTCTTATTTGTTTCTGAGTTGTATCCATACACTGGATATTCTTTTGCCAATCTAGACCAAATATTACGTCCACCAAAAGTCTGATCAGTATCACTAATCAACTTGTACCCGTGATCAAGCAGAAACTTGTAGAAAGATAGACCTAATCCTTTATTTTGATAATCTTTTGCTATCTGTATGTTGCTGACCGTATAAAAATTACCATCTGAATTAACATGCATTAGTCCAACAGCTTCGCCCATATGATCAATCAGGAAGAATGACGCGCCCAGCGTGCTTAGGGGCCATTCTCCTTTTCCTGCTTGAAGTTCTATGCCGTTCAGTTCACCGATTTTCACGCTGTTGTCATGTAGCATCTTCCAAGCACGACTTATTTCACTACGACTCTCTTCAGGAGTAAAGTCTGAGACATGATGTATCTCGTTGAGCGAGTCAGGCAACTTACTCAACAGTTCTGCTAGGGGCATAGAGTCCACTACTTCATACCCATACTTCTCATACTTCTCTGGTGGAATAGATGAGATGATATTGCCATTATCTAGCACTGCATCACCGTGAACAATCATATTAGGCTTTCTGCCCCAAAAACGAATGTTAGCGTGTTCGGGGTTGAGACGGGCCAGTTCCTGTCCTACATAAGAATAGCATGTGTTTTTTTCTGTGGATCTGCCGTGCAAGTATCCATCAATCATTTTGTTCAGGGCGTTGTCTAGGTTAGTATTAGACCCTTCTATGATGAATTCTTTGGCTCTCATAATGTCTCTCTCATTAGAGTATTTATAGTTTTCCTGCGTTCCGTAAACGAGATAATACAGAGTTTTGGTGTCTTGTTTTGTGCTGTTCAGGGGTAAGGTTAAATATTCCTGTTTTGTTTTTCTTAGCAGATGCTCCCCCTTTAAGTCCACCTATTTTTCCCGCCGCACTCGCGTGTCCCAAACCAAATCCCGTCTTACCTTCTGCGTTTGCTTTTGTAGCAGCAAGTGACGCAATGTGACTTCGTTCTTCTTCAGTGAGTAACAATCGGTGACCTAACAAATAAGCAGCACCATAGTCACCTTGAGAGTAGTGAATGTCATAGTGTTCTCTAATAGACACTGCTTTATAGATTGTTTGGATCGTTATTTGCGTGGTTTCCATCTATATGATGGATATCCATTCCTTTTGGAATAGGTCCATTGTGTTGTTCATAGATTTTTCGGTATTTGGTAGTGCCGCAATAAATACACATGCTGATTGCTCCTCTTAGCATTAGAGTAGTTGGGGATTGCGAGTCCCGCGAACTACATCTTTATTTATGCCTAAAGAGATCGGCCCCACCTGGTAGAAATCACATTCCAGTTAATGATCTTCCAAAGGTTACGCAGGTAAGCCTTTTTGTCGGAGCCATAATCTAATATCCAGGAGTGCTCCCACCAGTCAATGAGTAGCAGGATGTCATCACGCACTTCGTGATTCTTGATAGTCTTGATTTTGCCATCATATGCTAGATATACCCAACCGGATCCTTGGATAGTCATAGCAACATCTTCTACATCTGATCTGAAATTATCATAGTTGCCAAAATGTTTATTTATGAAACCCAACATCGGACCATTTGGTTTATTATTGCTTCTTACTTCACGGAACTGCGGAAACCACATATTGTGAAGGAAGGCCCCTGCGTAATTGAATTCGGGATCGCCTTCTTTATCATTGTAGCGTTGAGCATAGCCTTTGGCTAGCTTGTTATAATGTAGTTCTAGGGTATCGTTGCCCATGACTGGAGCGACCTCTTGCTCAGTAAAATTGAGCGGAATGATCTCTATATCAGTAGGCTTAGACTTTGCTTCAAGTAAATTTATAAACTCTCTCATAAAGAGTATTTATCGTTACTTCCTGCGAACGATGCGTCCGCGAGTTATATCGTATGGACTAATTTCTACATCAACCTTATCGCCCATTAGAATGCGTATCTCATATTGTCGCATTTTGCCAGCGATATAACTTAGTACTTCTATTCCGTTTTCAAGCTTGACCTTAAAGGTTGCATTTGGCAACACATCTACGACTTCACCTTCAAACTTGATTATGTCTTCCTTAGCCATATTTATTTCTTAAGTAGGTCCCATACCGACTTCTTTTCAATGATTCCTTCAGGGATGTTCTTTAAGAGTTCGCGATAACGATTACCGAGTTCTTTGAGTTCTGTCCAGATTTCTTCCAGTTCCTCATCGGGATGAAGGATACCTAACCGCTGTTCAATACGATCAAGTGTATCAGTTAAACTCTTGCCCTTGATCTTGATGTCACCTTCAAACTCAGCATCACCCTGGATGACGGTACCTGTGTGATTCTTCAATGGATTGCCATTGTTCAATGGATTGCCATTGAATGAATATCCTTGTTGTGACCAACTCGTTGAGCCGGTACCATTTGTCTGTAATACCATTCCGGAATGCATTGAGCCGGTCGTAAATGTTGTCTGCATTCCGGGACCCGAATACGGAACAGTTATAGTAGGAGCCGACATGCTGGCTATTGACACTCTACCGGTTCCATATCCAGTAGTAATACCATTTCCAACGGCCGTATCATTGTCGTCATCTATCATTTATTTGCTTTCTTTAAGTATAACTTGCCCTTATCATCAATGCCAATCTCTACTTCATCGCCTTCTTTCCATCCTAAATCCTTTAACAGAGGAATAGGTAGGGGAATGATAAGATCATCCGAATCAGGATCTTCTTGCGTGATTACCTCATATCTTACGCTAGGTTGTTTTGTTTGTTTAGCCATACGCTATTCAATACGACCTAATCGGTGAAGCAATAGACCAATGTGATGTAGATCAGGATGCGAGTCACGATCACTGTAACCTTCCATGCTGTTACAGTGAGTGAGATAGACCTTCAATGCTCGCTTAAGCAAAGGGATATCGGCTGTAGCCAACACATTTTTAACACCGGATCTGGTAACTGAAGCGTCAGTAGTGTTCATGTTAGTATTTATGTGGCCTTGAATGTTAAAAACATTTTATAAATCCCAAACTCTTTTTAACCACTTTTTTACTAAATCGTTAGTTAGATTAGTCTTTTCGGCGATTTCTCTTATTAACAATCCTTCGTCTCTTAGCAGATGGATGTGATCAAATTGTTCTTTAGTAAGGCTTCTTCTAGTCATCGCTCTTTTTGTTACTTGATCCTTGTTCCATTTAACCCAAGGTTTTTTTGTACCAAGATGTGATTTACTCCGCTTTAGGTTTTGTTCAGGTGTAGATTTTCTGTTCTTAAATTTTTTTACAGTATCTTCGGATTTAGGAATTCCCTTAAGTGCTTTACTTCTACGGAGATTGGATTCTGCTGACATTATTATACCGTTATTACCATCTCCTCCCTTAGTAGCATTGTATCCCTTGTTGTACGAATCTAAGATGGCTATGTATTCTATTTCTTTTTGCTTGGCGATGTCATTTGTATCTACCTCACAAATTATTTCTGTTTTCCAACTTTCTAATTTATATTTACGAATAGCATTATAAAATTTTCGGTTATCTTGATTTTTCAATGCACAGTGAATATGTTCATTCCAACGCTGTTCAAGCGTCTTGGAGGTCCACCCGATGTAAACCTTTTTATTTTCTAAGTTGGTTATCTTGTATACGAGTGCCATTTATGTGCTTACCACTTTTTGCAAGACCAATATCTTGCTTTCCAGCGTGGTCCGGGATTCTCACAATGGTGTCTTGCTCTAAATGACTTGCGTCTTGCAGGATTGCTTTTGTGAATACGCATATTCTTGTCACCGAAGTTCACTTTAACGACCTTGCCATTTGGCTTTCGTACATAGACTTTACTTTTGGCTACATCACCTTGCATAGGTTTACCTAGAGGAACTTTTCGACCATGATATTCGGCTTCATCAATGGTGCCACTGGAGGCAGCATCTCCGCCCCCACCTAGTTTCATATACTCGTTAAGTTTTTTTTCTCTACACCAACCTAACCCGCCGCAACCCAAACATGTTTCGTCGTATTCTCTACCCGAACCTCCGCATGTCATACAATCATATCGTTCGCCGGTTCTTCCATAAGCGTCAGGCTCTTCTTCTTCCCGATCTTCAGATTCTAAGAGAACACCATTGAAGTCTAGGAATTCCATAGCATCTTCGTCAAGGTGAATGATCACACCGTCTTCAGTGAAGCCTACAATACCTGTCTCAATGACAAAGTTCTCGCTTAGTTCTAATCCGAAACTATCGTGTAAGTGGATGTCATTCTCGTTGTAGTTGTCTTCTAATCCCCTCACGAGTTTGTATAGGTCTCTGGTGTCCATCGTCGTCTCCAATATACTTCTATTTATCTTTGAAGACACGTTTCAGAGCGTTGACAACATCACTGATCGGTTGTTCATCGGCCTGATACTTGATTCCGATACCACCTGCTTCTTGCCACTTCGTGATATTAGGGGTATAATCGTCAATAAGGACATTAGGAGTGCCGTCAATCTGTTTGGCAAATTTCCACTTCTCGTGATCAAATATCTCTCCATCTGGGGATACATTCAGGTGTTTCCTCAACCATTCCCGTTTTCCCTTGATGCTACCTTCACGATCAAAGTTTAGTGGGCTGCTGAGTATAGTGAATCCACCAGCAATCTTTTTGATCAATCTCACGAGTTGATTAGATGAAGGGAATGGACTGATATCCCTGAAGAGTTCATACGCATTAGAATCCTTGAAGAATGCTTCCCATTGCTTTGGAGTCATGCTCTTATAATGCTCTACATCATAAATCTCAGCAGCGTGATTATAGAGGTCGGCAATCACGCCATCCATATCCAAATATAAGATTGGCTTACTCTTTGGCTCCACACCCTCAAGGAGTTCTTCTATTCTCATACTCTATTTATAGCATATCTACTATTCAACGTCAACCTTTTTTCGCTTAGGTTCGTAATCTTTTCCAATGATTGGGCTACGGTCAGGAACAATATGACTGAACTCTACGATGTCGTTGCCATACACAATCGTGAACAGTGATACAATCTTGTCATCACTGAACCCAAGAAGGAGATGATTGCGAAAGGCGATCTTGAACCGGACTTTATGGGTCTTCGCATCCTTTAGGATATCAGTAAACTTATTTGATTCGCGATTAAAGAGTAGGTACTTCATCATTTCTTCCACAATAAAAAGTTAACATAATCCCGTTCAGTCTCAAACAAGAAGGTGTACCCGTCATATAGATCCATTATGTAATCTGAGAAACGCCATTCACCTTGGCAGTTACGCTTGCACCATTCAATAAGCGGCTCTAGTTTACCGTATTCCGGAGAAATAGTAGCCTTAAATGCTGTCTGGGTATTGATGGACATTTATCTCATTCACTCTCAAAAACATCAGTCCAGCATCATCTCGGTATTGTGTCTTGTAATATAGAGTCTTGATTCCTGCTTGATAGATGAGTTTAGCGCAACCCATACAAGGGGCATGGGTACAGAACATAGTAGCACCTTCACTAGACTCAGTGCTTCTTGCGACCTTGATGAGGGCATTGCTTTCAGCGTGGATTACCTCAGGACGGGTCTTTAGCCCGTAGCGTTTTCCCTCTTCATCCTCAAACGGCCATTCATATTCACATTCTTCAGGAGATAACCAACCCCCTGCCCCACCCATGTATTCCTTATGTTCGCAGTTATTGTCCCATCCCGTCGGCATTCCGTTATAGCCATTTCCGATGATCTGTCCGTTGTCCTTGACGATGATCGCACCAACCTTCAATCGTTTAGCATAACTAAGGTTAGCCGTCAACTCGGCAAAATCCATGAAGTACTTGATGAATTTAGGTCTCATTCTTTTTCTACTATCTTTGCCCAATCTTGATACGAGTCATTTTCACCAAAATCGGATTCTTCTTCTGCATGTTCTTGGCAAAACGGATGATCGCCTGAAAACTGAGTATATCTCATCCAAACTGCTGGTTTATTGCATACGATGCAAAGTTCATTTTCATCGTTCACGGCTCATCTCCTTCATCTGTGTTAGGATGTTTTCCAGTGGTTCCTGTAGCATAGCTCTACAATTACCTATAGAGATAGGATGAAACTCGTTTCCGCTATCCGATTCCTCAACGATGTCCAGCATCGCAAAGAACTGTCTTACGGCAGCAGGAAGATCCTCGTATTTCTTGTCTGCTGTTGTATAATATGGAGAATTCTTGTAAGAATTCGCCAACCATTCACGGCAAATCTTCATATGGTCATCGCGCTGCCAAGCGACCTTGTCATGACTCAACTCAACATAGTCGTTGGCGATATACCGGATAAGTTGTTCAGCAGTAAGATTGTTAGTATATTCGCTCATTATTCCTCCAATAGGTCAATCTTGTTAGGCTTGTTTTTCCATTCAGCAGCATCAGGTAGTGCTGGTTTAACACTAGTTATATTAGGCCACTTTGCAGATAGCCTAGCATTGAGATCCAACCAGAAGGGCATATCAGCAACTTCCTTGTTATCATCTTGTACGATAGCATTGACCGGACATTCTGGAACACAGACTCCGCAATCAATACATTCATCAGGATTGATAGCTAAGAAGTTAGGACCTTCATAGAAACAATCAACTGGACATACTGTTACGCAGTCAGTGTGCTTACATTTAATACAACTATCTAATACAACATGTGTCATCGTTTAATCCCAAAGTGCCCTAAAATATTTTCCGAATAGTTCCAAACCTTCTTGGATCCGTTCCTCATGTAGACGATGTCCGACAGAATCATACCAGTGTTCGCTGGGATTCTTATCAATCATTTGATATGTCGGTTCTATCTTTCCTGTAACAGGATTTGGAATCTGTTTATCTGATTCCTCCCAACCAATATCCATCTCACCGTGATGATACTTTGAGTCATAGTCGTCAATAACAAGTTGCTGGAAGGACCAGATCATTTTGTCAAGTGTTTCTTCCCACTTGTCACATCCTTTCTGAAACACGTCATCTTTGTCTTCTTGCATGAAGTCAAATACGGCTTGATCATGGTAGTCTTCAGCATTATCATTCACGAAGTCTGAAGGAATACCGTGCTTAGTATGCTTGAGTTGGATGAGTGCAGGCAGGATTATGAGAGCAAGGGTGTGGTCAAGGCTCCAGGTATCATAGTGGTCAATCCGGACATCTATCCGGCGTTCAGACTTATTGAGAAACTTGCTTAGGTTAACCTTCATCCTTGCCCTCAACATAATAGACGCCGATGTTATTCAACTCTGACGCGGCAAACTTCTCTGCTTCCTCACGGGTAGGAAAGACACCATATACATCATCGCTCCATAGGTCAATAACCT